CAACGGTACACAATAACGAGCATAGTAGTTACAAGGCAATAGAGTATTACAATGCCGTTAGATACGCCTTAACGGTTCTTTTTAAAGGTGATTTAGCATTTACGCAGACTTTGAGTAAAAACCCGCTAGCGGTCGACCATTGGCGAGTAGAACACTTGCATAGTTATGAATATGAGTTGTCAGAATTGGCAGAGTATTGCGAACTAGTGCCACAATACAAAATTAAAAAAATAAACGATATTAAAACACAGGCTGAACTTGTAGGAAGAAACACGGCTATATTTTGGACAGCTAAAGACCTTGCAAAGGGTTTAACGGACTTAAATAGTATTTTTGATATATGTAGTAACCTAAATGATTTTAGCGAGCCATTGGGCTATAAAGAGGTTTTAGGGATAGCTAAATCAATCCATAGATATAATTTAAACCCGCAGACCAAAGCAACAAAGGAATGGCTAGAAGAGAGAGCTAAGAATAACAACAAGAAGAGCCAAGTAGTAAGAAAGGAAAAAGCACAGGTTAAAAAAGATAAAGCGTTTGTACTATTTGCTAATCCTAAAATTAAGCTCCAAGAGATAGCTGACAAGTTAGAAATATCTTTAATTTCTATCAAAAAATATAAGGCAGAATTTAAAAAGGTATATTTTACTAATCAGGTAGTCCCCCCGACTATTTCAAAAGGGGCGAGCAAGTTAGAAATTGAGAGTTTCAAAATAGAGAATTATTTAGCAGATACTTTTAGTTTGTATTCTGAACGAGAAGACACGGAAAAAATTCCTATAAGGACTATTGACCGCTTACTTGAATAGCCCAACAAAAAAAGAAAAAAGTTTATATTTGTTTTTTAGGTGTTGGACTACATTAGATTGTTTAAATCTGTTGGGTGGTTTAATTAGTGTGTGCAAGTTGTTGAAAATTCATCTTTCAATTACTTGTGCATACGGTGAGCATAGCGAAAATTAAAGCAGTCAATCAGACTTTACCCTATAATAAAACTACCTAATATTTAATATAGTATACTTTTATTAGTGGCATTATAACTCAATAGAGTTATAATGGGGGTAGGTAAAATATAACTCCTACCCGAGCATACTCGGATAAAAGCTATATTTTAAAAGGGTTGTAGCGTTATTGTTTCTTTTGTCTGACCGACAAAATCAACTGCAAACGAAACAACTTGCCCCGCCTCGTACTGCGTACGCGACTAGCCCATAGATGTACTAAGTACGACTAAGCCAACAAGTTGGCAAGTCTCCCTAAGTAATCTACAGGCTAGTCCCCTACCAAGTAGTGCTAAGTTTTTTAAAACTTATGTAGCCACCCTGTCGCAAGAGCTATGGGCGGAAAGCGATAAATCGCCTACATAAGTTTCAAAAGAACCAGCACATACTAAGGTACGAAACGGGGCAAAAAGCTTTGGCATTACTTCGCTAAGATGTTGCACAGTTTTTAGCAATCGCATAAATGCAATTACTAAAGAACGAGCAAATCTAAAGCTTGAATGCTTTTTATTTTTAACATCGTGAGCATATCCGCTTAGGGCGGATTATCACTCGTTAAATAAGCGGTAAAAAAGCAACTCTATGGAGTGGCCTTTTACCTTGTAGTTAACTTAAATTTTATGGTTTAAAGCTGATGATATTACAAACTAGAGATATTGAAATATTAAAATTTATAGCCAAATTTGGCTATGTTACTTCGGTACATATTCAGAATTTCTTTGAGTTGAAACAGTCGAGAGCTTCGCAGATTTTAAGCCGATTAATGAAGAATGACTTTTTAAAGAAAGAACGGATTTTGACAGATGAGCCAAATATATTTACTTTGAGAACAGCAGGGGCGGAGCTTATAAAATCTCATAGGATAAAAAAAATCACTTTGCAAAATCTTAGGCATAATTTGTTATTAGTAGATATTTTTATAGATTTAAAACTAAAAAATCCCGAGTTAGAAATATTGAGTGATCGGGAGTTGAGAGCAGGACGGGGTTTTGGAGCTAAGGGACATATCCCAGATATGGAAATAATAACACCTATACAAGATGGTAGAAAAAATATAGCTATAGAATTAGAGTTAAGCCGTAAAAGTTTAAAGCGTGTTAAGTCGATACTATACGCATTAGAAAATAAGTATATAGAAACGCACTACTATTGTGATAATTCGGTATTTGACCATATTAAAAGAGCCGTAGAGTTTAAAAGAGGTTTTAAAGTATTTAATTATTTTAAGTTAGAAGAAACCTCACAAATTGCGGAAGTAGTGCAGAAAATTGAGAATAATGCAGGGGCTGAACTTAAAGACTATAAAATAAAAATCACTAGATTAGAAAGTGATAAGAAAGTTTTATCCAAAGATTTGGGTATTTTACAAAGCAAGATAGATAGATTTAAAAAGAGGTTTGAAAGCTTGGATATAAAAAAAGCTACTTTTGGTAGTAGTTATAGTTTGAGTAGTGAAGAATTAGAAAATTTTAAACAGTTTGTAAAGGAGTTGTGAGAATGAGTAAAGTTAGTATTATTGGTATTTTAGCTACTATTTTGATTTTTGGTGGGTTAATTGGTTATAGTTATAAGCATGAGAAAAGTAAACAAGAAATAATTAATGAAATGGCACCGCCTCAATCAAATTTGGTTAATAATAAATATTAGGGGTACTTATGCAAGATATTAAAGGTGCTACGATTGCAACATTACTAGCGTTAGGTGCATTAATAGGTTTTTTTTCATTTCTACCTGTTGTACTTGGTTTTGTTTTAATGCCTGTTGTCTATTTTAGTTTTCCTAAAAAAATAAGATACATATATTTAACTAGTTCAGTTATTTTAGGTTTATGTTTTATTTTTCTTGTTATAACAAGCAATGATTCTTATAGAGCTTTTGACTCTATAACTAATCTATTTAATCGTGGAAATATTAGTTATATGTATTACGCGTTTCTTGTTTATCAGCCTGTTACTTTCATGCTTATGGGTATATATGGTGGTATGGGTATTACCATGATAATTTTTAAATTTATCTATGATATGTGCTTTACTAAACACGACAATCTTAGGCGGATTAAGTCGGGTACTCAATTAGATAAATACAATAATGAAATAGATAAGAAACAATTTAAAAAAGTTGATATTAAGAAAGATAATATAGGTATTAGCTATACAGATTTAAACCCTATAAATGTTACGGCTAAAATGCTTAATAGAATGCTTTTTGCTATTGGTACAAATGGAGCAGGTAAGACAGTTTTGCTTAGAAATCTATATGCTAGAAGTATTATATTTAACAAAGCTTGTATAGTTGTAGATGGTAAGCCCGATAGAAAAAATATAGAGTTCTTACAGAAATTGGCAGAAAAAAAAGGAGTTCCTTTTTATGGTTTCAACTGTGGCAATAATTTAGGTTATGACTTTTTAAATAATGGAACTCCTACAGAAATAAAAGATAAAATAATAGGCTTAAAAAATAAGAAAGATTGGGATAGTGATTATTATAAAACACAAGCGGAAACATATTTACAAACTGCTATAGATATTCTAAAAAAAGTTAAGGGTACTATAACGCTTGAAGATGTTATTGATTGTTTTGATTTTGAGCTTTTGAGTGAGCTTTTGCCTGCTGATATGGATGAAAGAACAAAGAAGAAATTAAGCCGTATAAAAGATATAGAAATGAAAGATTTGAAAGGTATTCAAAATCAGCTTACACTATTGGCAAATAGCGATTTCGGGGATTGGTTAAGTAGTGGGTCAGAGAATGAATTTACACTTTTAGAAGCTATAGAAAAAGGTGGGTTTGTCTACTTTGCATTGCCTAGCCTTAAATATCCAAGCTTTGCTAATATCTTGGGTAAGGTGGTAGTGAATGATTTAAAAGGTGCTTTGTATGATAAGGCAGAAGATACGCCTGTACATGCCTTTTTTGATGAGTTCGGAGTATTTGCAGGTGAGCAGGTTTTAAACCTTGTAAATCAAGGTAGGGGCTTAGGTTTGCATGGTGCTTTTGGTGTTCAATCTATAGCTGATTTGTCGGATAGTGCGGGCGAGGAATTTGCTGAAATGTTTATGGGCAACATGAATAGTATAGCCCTTATGCGTGTTAATGATAACAAATCTACTAGATATCTTACTGAATGGATTGGGGTTGATAAAGTGCGAGAATATCAAGCACATTTAAATTCAAAGCTAGATGATAGCGGAGTAGTTAAAATGGTAGATGAGTTTATAATTTCATCTAGTGAAATGCAAAGATTAGAAGATGGAGACGCTTATTTCATTACAAAAGTTGGCGGTTTTAACGTTGATAAAATGAGAGTTAATTTTATTGATATTGATGATAAAAATATTGAACTGTAGCGAACGGCTAGCGTTCTTGTTTATTTGCATAGGTTAGTTTTTGATCTGTTGGATAAAATAAACTTTTTCAAGAAATGCTAAAATAAATTTTATGACATAGAATAGCAGGTGTAAATATATATTGGACTATGGATCAAGTGCCACAGCTTATAGAAATTTTGGAAAAAATAAAGACACCTACAGCGATGGTACATGCAAATTAAAAAAGGATTTTTTACATGAATATATGGACAGAAATGAGTTTTGATTTTGCTAATCAAAGAAATTATTTAGATGAATTATTTAAGGTTTACCCTACTATTCCTGATGGGATACGAGATATAGATTCAGCTAAGTGGGGTAATATACAACAAGCTTTTGAATCGAAAGACAATAAAGATTTAATTGAGAGTTTGCTGAAGCTAGATTTATTCCCTATAAAAGATTCTTATGTTGCTTATTTAAAGAGAGATAAAACATCTATGATGAGAAACCCTGAAACAGTAAATAGACTTGCAGGCAGGTTATATGAAATGGGTTTAAATAATATGTTTGAAAAGTGTTCCGAGCCTAAAGAAACTAATAGGCAAATTGGGCCATTATTTAGAAATTGGATTAATAAGGGTTGTTTGGGTGTTCAGCCAATTCTTATTAATGAATTTGAAAATGTTTCAACTAATGCTATTTTACGAGCTTCTGATGAACAAATGAAAGATTTTGCTATACGAAATCTTGGCTATAAAGGTTTAAAAGGTTTAGATTTTATAGCAAAGTTTAATGGTAAATATGTTGTTGGTGAAGCAAAGTTTTTGACTGATTTTGGAGGACATCAAAATGCACAATATAATGATGCTATTACACTATTAGATACAGAATTTAATGATGATGTGATAAAAATTGCGATTTTAGATGGTGTTTTATATATACCTGCAGAACGAAGAAAATCCATGTCAATTACTGCAAATAAAAACATATTAAGTTCTCTTGTGTTGAGAGAGTTTTTATATTCTTTATAGGATGGTTATGAAATTAGATTATAGTGATAAAAAGTCAATTACTTCAATAATGGATAGTATCTCAGCTATTGAAAGTAAGCTTAAATTAAACATTAAAGTCAATAACTTAGTATTTGGCGAGAATTCTCATATACTAAAATCAATAGTAGCAGGAGGGTCTTTAAGCGGTAAAATAGATTTAATTTATATAGACCCTCCTTTTGCAACAGGTAATACATTTAATAAAGGGGTTGATAGAGTAAGCACAGTTAGTAGTTCGTTAAATGATAATGTGGCTTACAAAGATAATATTAAAGGTACAGAATTTTTAGAATTTATTAGAGAAAGATTGATTTTATTGAAGTGTTTATTGAGTGATAAGGGTTCTATTTATTTACATATAGACTATAAAATTGGGCATTATGTAAAAATTATAATGGATGAGGTTTTTGGAATTTCAAATTTTAAAAATGATATTACAAGAATAAAATGTAGTCCTAAAAATTTTAAGAGAAAATCTTATGGTAATGTAAAAGATATGATTTTATTTTATACAAAATCAAAATCATATATATGGAATGATATTACAGAGCCTTACACTAAAGATGATATAAAAAGGTTATTTAATAAAAATGATGGAGCTAGACAATATGCAACAGTTCCATTGCATGCACCAGGAGAAACTAAAAGTGGAAAAACATCTAACTCTTGGAGAGGTGTTTTTCCACCCGTAGGAAGGCATTGGAGATGTTCTCCAGATGAGCTAGATTTATTGGATGACAATGGATTTATTGAGTGGTCTAGTAAAGGTAATCCTAGAAGAAAAATATATGTAGATGAAAGAAGTGGGAAAAAAATACAAGATATATGGTCGTTTAAAGACCCTCACTATCCATTATATCCAACGCAAAAAAATTCAGATATGCTTGATAGAATTATATTGAACTCTTCAAATGAAGATAGTATTGTCTTGGATTGCTTTTGTGGAGGAGGGACAACGCTAGTATCAGCGGAAAAATTAAAAAGAAAATGGATAGGTATAGATAGCTCTATAGAGTCAATAAATACAATAAAATCTATAGTTACATCAGAATATGATTACATTGATTTAGGATCGTTATAAATTTTATATTGAAGATACAAAAAAACTAAAATAGACTACTAACTATTGAATCATAGAAACAAAAAAGGCTACTCTTTCAAGTAGCCTTTTAAGTTGAATGTGATAAACACACCTCAAGCAAGATGTAGTTTATCAAATCAGCTTAAAAAGTAAAACATTTTTAAGAGAAATTTAGATGATAAACGAAGCATTAAGACATCAGAAGAAGCTCAAGACAAGCCAAACCAAGGGCTTTTGTCAGATAAGAAACAAGGCTACAGCCCTTGGAAATCCATACATTCAAGCCAATCCTTTAAACTGTTATGAGTGGTTAATCCTAGATTGTGATTATAATTTACCTTTTTATAAAGATTTGCCCGTACTACCAAACTATATAGTCAGAAATAAAGAAAATGGCAAGGGACACTTATATTTCAAGATTGCAACGGTACACAATAACGAGCATAGTAGTTACAAGGCAATAGAGTATTACAATGCCGTTAGATACGCCTTAACGGTTCTTTTTAAAGGTGATTTAGCATTTACGCAGACTTTGAGTAAAAACCCGCT